CCATAAAGCATCTCAAAGTCTGCTTCAGTAGGCATCTCAAACATATACTTTACCATATTCTTATATGGTATCTGATAGATATCAGACTTATCCTCATGATCACCAGGTAAGAATCCAATTTCTCTTGTGGATACAAGTGACCTTACAATATAAATTTTATCATATGGAGTATGAGGATCTAATACATCTCGCAGTGCATTGAAAAGAGTGATAAAAGTTTTACCAGTACCAGCACATCCATATGCGACTAAATGTTTCTCATTTTTGAATGATTCAAATAGTCTTACCTGATTATCAGTAAGAGGTTCTATGTCTCTTAAGAAATCAGTGTTAATTGGTTTCTTTCTTTTCATCTGCTTGGTAGTTAATCCTACACCAATGGGTTGATCAGTTTTCTTTTTGCGTGGCATACTATTCTTCTGTTATTGCAGATTGTGTTGAGGATTCATAAGAACCTTTGCTTGCTAAACGTCCAGAAATACCTCCAGACTTCTCAGCTTTCTTGAGGACTTCTCCCCAACCAGGATTCTTATTAACAAGTTTATCTCTCCATTCTCCGACTTCAATTCCTAAACTTGGTGAATTTTCGGGAGTGAAGTATCGTTGCCAATCGGGATTGTCTTCTTTCCATTGATCCCAATCATGAACACTCATCACGACCTCCTTTTGTTCACCAGTTTGTTGATTAATAACAGGATATGTTGCCATATGAATACAATAGTGGATAGTTATTTAGACCATTCAAGAGCTTCTGCAACAGTAGGAAATTGTTCGGTAAAGACCTTGCGAACTCCTTCTGCTACATCCATATGCTCTTTCTGTGTTCCATGTGCAGAACGTAAGTCAATGTAATGCACCCATGATCTTACAGAACCAGTCATGTAGATTCTTGTAGGTGTTGCTAGTGGTAGTACAAATCTTGCACACTCTTTAGCAATACCATTAGCAAGTAATTCATTGTAAAGATCCATTGAATCAACAAAGTGTTGTGCAATCTTTTCTTGTAGATCTTTCTTCTTGTTCTCTGGTACATCATCATTACTATTCTGACGATTCTTCAGATCTTGACTGCGAAGATCAAACATAGGGATCTCATCTGCTAACAAATTAGTATCAGCATATCTTTGTGAGAACTCTTGGAAAGTAAATGATCTGTGACGTAATATCTGTGCAGCAAGACCTCTGGTAGTATTGATCTCAACCGTCATGTATGCCTGTTCAAAGACACTCCAATGCCCATGTTTGATACAATACCTAAGAAGACCAGCAAACTTATCATTGTCCTGATTATTAGGGTTACTAACACGAGCAACATATGCCATAAGCTTTTCAGCATCTGGTGTTGCACTAACTAATTTAACACTCATTTCATCCTCCATGCATTGTGTCAAAACTTAAATGGAAATCGTTGTTGGTTATAAAATCGAGATAGACATACCATTCTTCTCTGGTACAATCACAATTATTAATAGCATCATACATCCTATCAATATTATTATGATGGGGCATGATGGGATACTTATTACAATATTCAGGAACTACAAATGACATTAGTAATGATCCTCCAGTCCCTCTACTGGTTTAACTTTCCAATCCTTACCATAATACTTCTCTAACATATTAAGGTGAGGAGCACGAGCTATCTGCTCTTCTGTCGGTGGATTAGACTTAGGTGGTTCTGGTGGAAACAACTCTGTCTGTATACCATCTGGTTCCCAAAACCATTCTTCTGGATCTTCTCCTTTCATATGAGTGAACCCATAGAAAGATCCATCTTCTCTCACATATAACATGTGATGGTCATGTGGATTGAGTAACCACATCTTACGGATTTTATCGGTAGTCTTGTAACCGATCTCTTCCTTAGTTAACTTTTTCATCCATCATCATCTTCAAAGACCTCATCATAGTCATTAATATCTGGAGTTTGATCATTATAATTATCATACTTATACGCATCAACATCTGAATAAACTTCAGACTCTAACTCCTCAACTATCTCCTTCAAAGCTCTTATTAAGACTTTAAGTTTTCCTTTATTCACTAGACCTCCTATCAACATCAGAAAGGGTTTGACCAGACATAAAGTACTTCTTAATTACGTCTATTTGATCCTGATATTTTGCTATTATATCCAATTCTTTCTCTATAGATTCTAAGATGTCAGTATGCTCACCAACACCTGCAGGATGCTCTAGGTAAATTTCAATGTTTGCTTTGTGTTTGGCAATATCACCTTGAGCATGTGCTATCAATGCTCTTAGGATTTGCTCTCTCATGTGGAGTGCCATAACTTATACTCTTTTTTAAAATTATACATTAAAAAAGGGGGTATGTAAACCCCCCTTTATATTAACTGCAAGGAGCTGCCTTGCTCTTCACCTTGATACCACGATACATTAGATCGAAGTTTCTGTTCTTTGCTGCTTCAGCAAGAACTTTTCTATTGTAATCAGCAGAGTCATACTCGACTCCTCTGTAAGTGACTTTTGCCATTGGCTTTCTCCAAAGTAGTAGGGGTTTTAATCCGTTCCTTTAGTCGGCTTTTGCGTCCTCAGTCGAAGGAGGATGAACGATCCGTTCCGAGTCGGCTTACTTGCGTCCCTTATGGGATGAACGATTGTGTTAATAATAACACATGTACTTTATTTAGTCAAGTAGTTTGGTATAACCTTATACTATTTTAACATTTCATCCCTAATCATCCTTGCTCTTTCGTTCTCTTCACATAGTTTCTGCATCCAAATCCTTTCTTCTAGAGTTACTTCACCATCAGTGCTTATCATACGACAGCAAATGTCGATTATTTGATTCTTGTAATTGGTACTAAGCTTTGTCCAAGTCATAAGGTTATAAAGAATTTTTAACATGTTCTATTGCCATAGGTAATATAGAATATTCTTGTCTTTGAATGGCCTTTGTTAATGATTCTATAGTATCTTCTGGTAAAATAGGAACCCTTCCTTGAAGAATTATTTCACCACCATCAAGTTCTTCATTAACGTAATGAACAGTGCAACCAGTAACATCATCACCTGATTCTAATGCTTGTTCTATGGCATGTAAACCTTTATACTTAGGTAACAATGATGGATGTATATTAATGATAGGGCAAGGAAACTTTGATGGATTCTTTAGAACTCTCATATATCCAGCAAGAACTATAAGATCCACTTTCCATACCTTAAAAAGGTCTATCATTTTATCCTCATCCTTATGAGGTACTCTCACATGAGGAATGCCAAACTTTGCTGCTCTTGCAACAGCACCACACTTCTTAGTGTTGTGTATCATTAACACAACTTCATGTGTATTGCATACAGGATTTGTAATTATGTTCTCGAAGTTGGTTCCGTTTCCAGAACACATAATTCCTAATCTCATTCTTGTAGTTCGTCTAAACGATAAGCGTATTCATGGACATCATAAGGACCATTAAGTTTCTTTTGATATTCTCTCTCATCAAGAACTTCATTGATTAACTCTTTGAGTTCTTCTCTGAGTTTAGGTTCAAGTAAAGGTATTGGTGTAGGATTGAATGGTGGGTAGATTGGATTACCATTTGCATCTTTGGGATATACATTATCCATACATCCCTCTACACGACCACCACTCATTCCTTGAGTATCAATCTTACTCATAACCTTTCCTCACTTTCCAATCAGCATACATCTGACCATACATCATACCTTCATGAGCTCCTATCTTTGATCCACTAAGCAGTTCTCTTTGTCTCTTAGTTATACTAATGCCATCCATAGCAGCATACTCACTCTCCCAAGTAGGAAGATCTTTTTTCATTTGTTCATTCATAAAGGGTTACCATTCTTATCAACTAATCCAAGTTTCTTTACAGCACCTAAATTAGATTTCTCTGCTTTCTTAATCCTCTTATATTCTTTAATAAGTTTATCAACCTCAGCTTGAGCAATGTTTACCTTTAACTCTTGTCCTTTAAAACCTTTTCCTTCTTTCTCAAGGTATTCATTGATTCCATTTTGAATCTCACCTTCAATAATGTCGTTTATTTGATCTCTTAGTTCATCACTCATCTTTCTTCCTCGGTTTCTTTGTTACTTTCTTCTTAGGTGGAATAGAGTTTATACTATTCCACTGCCTTGGGTTTACATTACCCTTAGTCCATGAAATAGATTGTAACCCTTCCTTATAAGTATCCCAATAGTGATCAAATAATTCCACTTTACCATCTGCCATTGCAATATCATACGTTAACTTGTCTTCTACAACATAAGTTATAAGATATGCATTCTTAGGTAACTTCGTATCATTTGCCACAGACTTCTCACACTTTTCATGAATTATTTTCACTTTAACTTCTTCCTCCCCATGTAATATCAGGATAAGCTTCGGATACTACTTCTTTAGTGACCTTATACTTAGACTCAAGATCTTTATCTTTAGCTAGAATAAGAATACGTGCTTCATCCACATGAAGTCCTTCTAGCATCTGAATAAAAATTGTTTCTCTACGAATTGTAGAAAGACTATCATTACCACCCTTTACAAAAACATAAAAGTTTTTCCACTCTCTACGTAATGATGAATGATCTGTTCCCAGTGGACTGTCATTTGGTTTGTAAGGAACATCACCTGTAGGAAGAAGAGAAATTACTGACTCGTCAAAGTTCCATACAAATAAAGCTTTCAATGCATCATTTTCATATTCTTTAAGAATCTGAACCTTTTTTGCTGCGGTCTTTTGTTCTGATACTAAGTCTAGTATCTCATTCATAAAAGGATTTGGTGGTAACTTTACCTTTGGTTTCCTAGTCCTCGTCTTCTTCTGTGGTGTCTGTGTCATGATGGTTTTCAATTCTTAGAGCTAAAATTTCATCGGGAAGAACATTCCCATTTGCATCAAACATCTCTGGATGAGTGTAGATCACTTGGGGAGTTGTTTCGTATGAATGCTGTCTTGCCATCCATCCTATCATACCTCCTACTAATAATGCAAGTATAGAGACAACTGTTGTAAGTGTCAATGTTACCGCTAATGTTTCTGACATGGCACTCCTCCAAAGAGTTTTATTTTTTTCGGATGTCCAAGTAAAAATTTAAATGAAAGACAATCTCCCTATTCCAGAGTGCGATTAAATTTCCAAACTTTACTTGAAAGGTTTTGGGTGGTTCTGGTTTCTGCCTCCTATTTCTAAGTAGTAGTTCTACACCACGATTGATCTCTGTGGTTTCTTTATTTAGATTTTTTTCTTCTGCCTGGTCTTCTGTCAATTTGATACCTCCATGCGTCTTCAAGGATGCCATACAAATACTTCTTTATCTTTCTTGCTTGAGGTTTAGGTATATGACCATATGCTTCACGTAATTGCTTATGGTCGTTGTCTGAACCCCCTTTAATGTACTCCTCTAGTTCTAATACTTGATCCGATATTTCAGCAGCAGTAGAACTCTCTACAAAAGAATCTACTTCCTTTTTCTTAGTCTTACGATGTTTCAAATAATCATAAAACTTCAATTGCATCTTACCCTCGAAAGCTAGTTCAATGGCATGTTCTAACATGTCATAAACTGTTTCAAAGTCATCGACTGTTTTCATCATACTAAACTGTTTTCCTTTAGATACTTCACTGTTTCGGTGCATCCACCCAAATTAGTTGAATCTATTACCACTTGAGGAAAGGTAGCTCCTTCTCCAAACTGACCATAGAATGATTTTTTGTCAAAATCTTCATCAAGTTTGTAGACTCGATGTCTCAACTTTGCTAACTCTAACACTTGAATAACTTTTACGCAATAGGGGCATCCATCTTTGGAATATACTGTAAAATTATTCATTATCCTCCTTAGATTTGTTTTTGATAATAATTCTATCGTTTTTATAATCAGGAACGAACTCTAGGACATCATCATTACCCCACATGAGTTCTTCATATAATGAGTTAAGTCTATCCATATCTTCCCAAAGATCATTGACATGAATTTTTTCATCATCCCAAACATTCTCTTCTGGTTCTAAGTCTCCGTGCATATGTGTTCCTCTGAACAGTTTTTATTTAGTTTCCATTAAAAATGGAGGGACATTTAAATCCCTCCATATCCTAACAAAGATGTCTTTTTATTGCAACCTAACCGATAGCAGGTGCAACAAGAGCAACTTCAGTCTCACTAGCAGATGCTAGATCAA